AGCAACTTTGACAAGTGCAAGGCACATCGCAGCTTGAGATGGAGAAATTTCTTGTTCTAAATAAATTGACCATAAACCAGCAATGCGCTGATGATTTGTTAATGGCTTTCCATAATTCTTATTGCGATCACCGTGAGTAAGGTGTTTGGCTTCATCTAAGATTTCACCGCGTTCCATCATCCCCCATTTCATACCAGCCATCGCCCCAAAGGGTTAATAATCGCTGAAAGTAAGCCTCGTATTGAAGGGCGATAGTATCAAGGTTATAGAGCGAAACTGCACGGTTTCGGATTTTAGCTCGATCTAGGTACTTGACCCCTTCGGCTGCCTGCATAAATTCACGCAAAGTACGGCATCTAAAGCCTGACATTGGCGGGTTGTTCTCTGTAAATGCACCCCAATCAGTTGTAATTGTAGGCGTGCCACAAGCCTGTGATTCGATCACCACATTGCCAAAAGGTTCCACATAAAGTGTTGGGGCAAAGGTGGCTATTGCTCCACCCATCAATTTAGCTCGTTGTTCAGGGCCGACACTGCCCACAAACTCGCCATACCCGCTTTGCTCACCAGGCCCTGCCAAGATGAGCCGCTTGCCTAATCGCTCGCAGACTTCTTGGGCAATTCTGTATCCCTTGCGATCAATAAGCCGACCAATAAACAGGTAATACTCACCCTTTTCATCGCCCTTGCCGTCTCCCAGTGGGAACATCTCAGGTTCCAAATAACCAGGAATCACCGCATCGTAGAACTGGCCATCGGCAGTTGTTGGGTTTTTCCACCCTGCATAGATTGAGTGCATCCAGGCATAGGATTCAAACACCCGATACTTGGCAAACACACCGCCGTAGCCAACGCCAAACTCCACCGAAATATGGGCAGGAAAGGCATCGGCAATTGGCTGTTGTGCGCTGCCACCGATTAAGCAAATGAAATCTTGCTTCTCAATGCGATCTGCAATTTCAGAAATAGCCTTTGCATTGAAGGAATCCCAAAGCCACCCATTGAACGGGAACTGTGTGTAGTGAGCTACACCTGCAAGTGCTGCCTTTTGTTGCTTCTTTGAAACGCAAGTGATCAGTTCAGTAACAGGTGCTTCGACTTCATCGCCAGCATAAAGGAATACCTCGTGGCCTAGATCGTGCATCATTATGCAGAATCGCCTGACTTTTTCAGTAAATGCGCACCCTGCAAACTCTTTTGTTACCTGTGTGTGTGGCAACGCCACGATATGAAAACGCATTGATTCCCCCAAATCTAATTAGATTGTTGGTTGTGTAATTCCAGCTTCAGGATTCTCAAGCCACTTTAGGTATGCCTGATAGTCAGAGTTCGCTTCATCAACTGGAATAATCGCCCCATCCGACCTTCTGATGAAATTATCAAATGGCTCTTCAGTCATTGGGTTGATTGGGATTTCGTAAGTGTATTTTTCCATTTTATAGCTCCGCACTGAACATTAGTCTTGCCGTACCATCTGCATTTGCTCCTAAATTACTGCCTGCACCTGCTGTACCTGTTGCTAGTGTTGCCGTTGTCCAAACTGAAGCAGGACTCAAGGTAGAACCTGAAGCGCCCCACCCTGTAATCGCCACACCTGTTGATGCTGAACCGTGAACCATGCGAAAATTGCCCGCCTGTGTGAAAGTCGGTGTAACTCGCAGTTTTTGAGGAAATTGAAACCAAAGATTTGTTACTGTCGGCCCATAATATGCACCATCGCCTGCGATGCCGTTAGATGTAAATATTTCTGAAGCGACTCCATTATTTCCCATTACATAGTAGTAACGCTGACAGGAGAACAACTCTCCTTGAAATGTTGATGAATTAGGCGCGTACGCGGTTGCACTAGAGGCAATTTCTAATTGAACGCCTGTTATTTCGTAGTAATCATTTGTGCCAGCAGTACCAACGGGCGTGTAGGAGAACTCTAATGAAACTTCAGTTGCTGAAGTACCAACTGTGCCAGTCGCGGTAAAGCGTTGCCATGTGGTTGTCAATGTTGCGGTGGTCGAAGCAACAGAAGTTGCGCCAGTATAGCCTGTATTGCTTTGCTGATCTGTGCCAGTGCCTGAATAAAAGATTAAACCCAAAGCATTAGAGGCAGATGAAAAATTGGCACCTGCTCTTGCATAAAACGAAACGGCAACTGTTTTTCCAGCGAAAGGAATTGAATTCACAGATTCAAAAGAATTGCTAAAAAACATCTTTGCAGTGCTGGTATTGCCTGAATCTCTTTGAACCCGCGCTGCATACTGAATGAATGAAAGATTAGTGGTGTCGTTTGTTACTTGTCGGCTAATAGTTGCGCCAGTTACGCTGCCTGTACGAAATGCGTTCCAGCGGTCTGCCGTGTATGTTGCCGATGCGGCTTGAGCAATTGAAGTTCCGCGCTGCCAAATTGAAAAGTTTGAATTAAGCACGCCGTTTTTACCATCAACATTTGATGAACCAGCACTAGGCGCAACCCACTTTAATCCTGTTGCTTCGGTTGAGTCTGCCGTTAAGACTGTATTATTTGCACCAACTGCAAGTCTTGCTGCTACAGTTGAAAAGGACTGCAAATCGCCCTTAGTTGTGACCGAAATACCAGGACCTGTTGAACCTGTTGAACCTGTAGCACCTGCAGGCCCTGTTGGACCTGAAGGTCCTACTACATTTGGGTTTGGTGTAATTGCAACTGACATTATGCGATCTCGCTTCCGAATACAGAGAATGAAGTAGTGCCATTTGTAGAGTAAATTGTTACAACATCTGTTGCATCAGCCGTGATGCCTGCAGTATAGGTGAAAGTAGCTCCTGCCGAAAGGCTTAAGCCATAGACTACATAATGTTGATTGGCAAGGACTGCAGCGTTTGGCCTAACCGCAATTCTAATAACATCTGCCGTTGATGCGTGCGTGTTGACTGCGTTGATTGTAGAAATTACAGTCTCGGTTGCGCCTGGCACTGTATAGACATCTGTTGCAGTTGCAGCAGATGGCGCTGATTGCCCAAGCACCTTGTAAGTTGTAGCCATATTACATTCCACCTAACATTAGTATTCCTGGTAAAGCATTTGCATCCGAACCTGCGGCACCTGTTGCCCCTGTTGGACCAGTCGCACCTGTTAATCCTTGTGAGCCGCTTGCTCCAGTTGCACCGCTTGCCCCCGTTGCACCAACTGCACCTGTCACACCTGTAGCACCAATTGGACCTGTTACGCCAACATCACCCTGGATGCCTTGCACCCCTTGTGGACCCGTGGCACCCGTGGCACCTGCAGGTCCAGTTGCTCCAACTACGCCCTGAATACCTTGTGGCCCTGTTGCACCAACTACACCTGTTGCACCAACTGCCCCGCTTACACCGACAACGCCAGTGGCACCGACATCGCCTTGAATACCTTGTGGCCCTGTCGCACCCGTTGGCCCTGTCGCACCTACTACACCCGTTGCACCGACTGCACCTGCAGTTCCTGTTGCACCGACTGGACCAGTTGCACCAATGACACCTGTTGGACCTACGGCACCTGTTACACCTGTTGCACCTGTTGCACCTGTTGCACCTGCAGGTCCAGTTGGACCCACAACACCTGTTGAGACGATTGCCACGATAAGTGCGTGATTGTTTGCAAAGTTAGTTGTGCCTGTTCCACCTGATGTTGTGAGCGTTACAGGAACTTCAATATAACCTGTCTGCATCGTTGGTGTTGCAGATACTGTGAACTTTTGGAAGTTATCAGACAGGTTCTTATCTTGCACAATAATAATATCGTTTGTTTTAATTAAAGCTAAGAATATGTCAACATCTACACCATCTGAATTGATGTGGCTTATGTTGATCTGTGTTGCAGAAATCTGTGTTGCATTGTTCCAAATAATATCGCCGTTTGCTGGCGCACCTGTTGTGATCGTTGTATCAGCCAAGTAATCGTAGTAATTGGCACTGCCACCATCTGCGCCCGTTGCACCTGTTGAACCAGTAGCACCTGTTGGACCAGCAACACCTGTTGCACCGATTGGACCTGTAGCACCAGTTGCGCCAATTGTTCCTGTTGCACCTGTTGCACCTGTAGCACCAGTTGTTCCTGCACCTGTTGCACCTGCAGGTCCTGTTGCACCTGTCGCACCTACCGCGCCATTGGTTCCCGCTGGCCCTGTTGCACCTGTTGCACCTGCGCCAGTTGCGCCAGTTGGTCCTGTTAAACCTTGAACACCAGTAGCACCTGTTGCACCAACTACACCTTGAATACCTTGTGGACCTGTTGCGCCAACATCACCCTGAATACCAGTAGCACCTGTTGCGCCAACTACACCTTGCACACCTTGTATGCCCTGAATCCCTTGTGGACCTGTTGCACCTGTTGGACCTGCAACGGTTGAGGCAGCACCTGTCGCACCTGTTGAACCTGTAGGTCCTGTTACACCTGTTGCACCAGGAACTGTTGATGCTGCACCTGTTGCACCTGTTGCGCCAGTCGGACCTGTTGCACCTTGAACACCTGTCGGACCTGTCGCACCTGTTACACCAGCACCTGTTGCACCCGTTGCACCTGCAGGCCCTGTTGGACCTGTAGCGCCAGCAGCACCTTGCGGGCCTTGTGCATTAGAGATAGTGACATCAATATCTTCAGTGTTAATCGTTACAACGCTTGTGGCCATTATCGAGTCACCTCTGCAGAAATGTTAAGTTCACCT